TTACAATCCAAAAAACCCGTAAAACGGAACCTATGAAGGTTGTGTTGTACGGGGTCGAGGGCATCGGCAAAACAACGTTTGTAAGCCAATTCCCGGACCCGGTATTTATCGATACGGAAGGATCGACGGGCTTTATTGATGCCAAAAAAATGCCCGACCCCGAAGATTGGACGATGCTTCTTGAAGAAATTGCTTTTATGGCACAGAATCCGCAGGGCAAAACACTGGTGATCGATACTGCCGATTGGGCAGAAGAGCTCGCCAAGCAGTGCTTAATGGCTAAGCACAAATGGCAGGCAATCGACCAGACGGACTATGGCGTAAGATACGTCGCTTTGTCAAACGAGATCATCCGGCTCTTAAGAGGGCTTGAAATGGTCAAGAATGCGGGCATGAACGTTGTCTTGACGGCTCATGCGGTGCAAAAAAAGTTTGAGTTGCCTGATCAAGTCGGTTCATTCGACCGATATGTTCTCAAACTGGAAAAGAGGGATGCGGCACTGATCAAAGAATGGTGCGACATGCTCTTGTTTGCTAACTACAAAACAACCGTAGTAGCAAGTGGAAGCGGGTCGAAGAAGGCGACAGGCGGACAGCGTGTCATGTACACAACGCACATGCCGGCCTGGGATGCCAAGAATCGGCTCGGGTTACCCGACGAATTGCCGTTTGAATACGGCGCAATCAAAGATAAATTCTTAGTGGCAACTGAAGGAATGCAAGTAAAGCAGCAAACGAATGGTTATCCGTACAGTTATCCGCCAAGCATGCCACAAAAAGTCGTTGATCTGGCTTTCCAATCGGGGGTAAGCCCTGAGGGCGTTATGGCAATCGTCTACAACGGCAAATTCATGCCCGAGGGAACGCCAATCGAAGCAGTGCCTACACAATTATGGGAACATATCGCCGACAACTGGCAGGTGGCCTTGAGTTTAGCTAAATAAGGAGGACTAAATTATGGAAAAAATGGAAAAATTGGATATTGAAGATTTGGCCGCAAACATCACGAAGTTTACGGTCGACAAGAACGGCAACGTACAAATTGCACTTGAAGCATACAGTTCGGACGTTAATTTGGAAAATCTGAAAGCGTTGAAAGATCGAGACATCTTCGTAACGATCAAGTCATCGCAGACAGACCTTTTCAATCCGGAACAATAAACAGGAGGACGACAACATGATGAACAACATGATGAACAACAACGCAATGGATAACGAATTCTTAGATTGGGATGGATCATTCGTTGCGGAAGAATCACAATTCACAACGCTCAAAGACGGTGACTATCCGTTTGAAGTAACAAAGATTGAGCGCAAGATGTACGATGGCAATTCGCAGAAAATTCCGAACGGCGCACCTTACGCCGAAGTATCACTCCGTTTCAACGGCGGCGAACAAGGCAACACCACGGTAACTGAACGGCTTTATCTGCTCAAATCGCTTGCGTGGAAGTTAACCGAGTTTTTCGGATCAATCGGCCAAGCTCCAGTAGTCGGTCAGCCCTTTAAGCCTAACTGGAATGCAGTGGTCGGTTCGCATGGCGTTGCAACGCTGACTATCCACAAATACACAAGCCGTGACGGTCAAGAGCGTTCAAATAATCAGGTGAAGAAGTTCAAAAAAGGCGGTCAGCCGCCACAATCGCCAGTGCAACCAACACAGCAACAGGCACCGCAAGGATATCAGCAACCGGTGCAGCAGCAACCTGTTCAACCGCAACAAGCACCACAACAACAGGTGCCGAATAACGACTTCTTCCCAGGGTCATTCTAACGGGAAAAAGAAAGAAGCGAAGATAAATGGAAGAAATGAAGTTGAGACCGTACCAAGAGCAATCGAGGGAAGCGGTCGAAAGGGAATGGGAAGAGGGACGCAAACGAACCCTGCTTGTTTTGCCCACCGGAACAGGCAAAACGGTAGTCTTCTCAAAAATCGTCGAAGATCAGGTCAAACTGGGCGACAGATGTCTGATCTTGGCGCACCGTGGAGAACTGCTTGAACAAGCAAGCGATAAGCTGCTTAAAGCTACAGGGCTCAAAACGGCAACCGAAAAGGCCGAACAGACAAGCCTTGGAACTCAAGCGAAAGTTGTTGTCGGCAGTGTTCAAACGCTCCAACGAGAAAAGCGTTTGAGCAAATTTGAGCCTGAGCACTTTAACACAATCGTGGTTGATGAAGCCCATCACTGTATCAGCGAAGGCTACCAGAAAGTGCTGGGGCATTTTCCAAACGCGAAAGTATTGGGCGTTACGGCAACACCGGACAGGGGCGACATGAAGAACCTCGGCGAATATTTTGAGAGCATGGCCTATGAATACAGCTTAAACGACGCTATCCGCGAAGGCTATTTATCGCCGATTAAAGCGTTGACCATACCACTTAAGGTTGACTTGAGCGAGGTCAAGCAACAAGCCGGAGATTTTTCGACAAGTGATCTCGACACTGCACTGGACCCGTATTTGGAGCAGATTGCAGATGAGATGGTCAAATATTGCAAGGACCGCAAAACAGTGGTGTTCCTGCCACTTGTCAAAACGTCACAAAAGTTCAGGGACATCTTGAACGAGAAAGGCTTGAAAGCTGCCGAGGTAAACGGGGCATCTGCCGACCGTGAAGAAGTACTCAAAGATTTTGAAGAAGACAAATACAACGTCTTATGCAATTCAATGTTGCTGACCGAAGGATGGGACTGCCCGAGCGTTGATTGCGTGGTAGTCTTGCGCCCTACAAAAGTAAGGGGCTTGTATAGCCAGATGGTCGGACGCGGTACTAGACTGGCACCGGGCAAGAAAGAGCTGCTGCTGCTCGACTTCCTTTGGCATACCGAACGTATGGAGCTTTGCCATCCGGCTAACTTAATCTGCAAGAATGCAGAAACGGCTAAGAAGATGACCGAGAACTTGGAAGATGCCGCAGGGCAAGCGGTGGATATTGAAGACGCCGAAGAACAGGCAGAAAAAGATGTTGTCAGAGAGCGAGAAAATGCGCTGGCTGAAAAGCTGGAAGCATGCAAAAAACGCAAGCGAAAGCTCGTTGATCCGCTCCAATTCGAGATGTCAATCCAAGCAGAAGACTTGAGCAGTTACGTGCCGACGGTTGGTTGGGAAATGGGACCACCTACTCAAAAACAGAAAGCTGCATTGGAACGCTTAGGAATTCTGCCTGACGAAATCGAGAACGCAGGCAAGGCCAAGATGATTCTTGACCGTCTGCATAAGCGAGCCGTAACGGGGCTGACCACACCTAAACAAATCCGTTGTTTGGAGAATTACGGGTTCAGACACGTAGGCAACTGGCAATTCAAAGAAGCAAGCGACATGATTACACGCATTGCGGCTAACGGCTGGAAGGTGCCACACAAGGTCAATGCTCATACGTATCAGCCGTTAAGCATTGCGGCGACAGACCTTGATCAATATCTCGGCTGGGATGACATAATCCCGGTTTAAAAAGACAGCACGGGCGGACGGCGCTTATCGGGGTTCGATTCCCCGACCGTGCATTATCACATCAAAAAGGAGGATGGAAATGAAAGAGTTTGACTTATTGCCGTTGCTCGACTACATCGACCCGGCAACGCTTGATTATACCGAGTGGGTGCAGGTCGGCATGGCTCTTAAACATGAAGGATACGATGAAGCCGACTGGGACGCATGGTCGCAAAGAGATGGATCCCGGTATCATGACGGCGAATGTGAGAAGAAGTGGCAGACATTTGACGATGAGGGCTCGATCGTAACAGGGGCAACAATTACGCAGATGGCGAAAAACAATGGTTGGCAAGGAGGGATGAGAAAGGAAAACCAAGAAGCGTTTGGGTGGGATGATTCGTTTGAAGCAGAAGAGCGTTTCAATCCGACGATCGATAAGGACTATAAACTTATCGACACCGCCTACATGAGCGGTGAGGAAATCAAGCCACCGGCGAATTGGAACCCGGCGCAACAAATCACCGAATTTCTGAATGCAGTGTTTGACCCTGGCGATATTGTCGGGTTCGTCACAACGGCCTATGAACACGAAAAAGACGGAAACATCAAGTACGTTCCCGGTGGTCAAGGAATTTATACGAAAACAGCAGGAGACATCACGGATACGCTCAGAAGAAACGGCGGAGACGTCGGGGCTGTCATGGGGGATCCGGATAAGAATGCGGGGGCGTGGATCAGGCTCAATCCGCTTGACGGAAACGGGATCAAAAATGACAACGTAACCGAATTTAAGTACACACTGGTTGAATCAGATTCGATTCCCGTTCAGCTACAAAACGAAATCTATCACAAATTAGAGTTGCCGATTGCGGCGCTGACCTTTACCGGCGGCAAATCATTGCATGCAATCGTTAAGGTGGACGCAAAAAATTACCCACAGTACAAAGAACGGGTCGATTATCTGTATGACATCATGCAGAAGAACGGGCTCAAAATCGACAAGCAAAACAAGAACCCGTCACGCTTGACCCGTCTTCCCGGATTTGAACGAGGAGACAAGAAACAGTTTCTTGTCGCAACGAGCATTGGCAAAGCAAACTGGGATGAATGGCAAGAATATGTCGAAGATTTGAATGACAATTTGCCGGACATCGAAAACCTCGAGGGACTGTTTGACAAACCGATCGAACTTGCTCCGGAACTTATCCAAGGTGTGCTGAGACAGGGGCATAAAATGCTGATTGCCGGTCCTTCAAAAGCAGGCAAAAGCTTCTTGCTGATCAACCTTGTCTTATCAATTGCAAACGGCAAAGAATGGTTAGGTTTTAAATGCACTCAAGGCAAAGTTCTATACGTCAATTTGGAACTTGACGGACGGTCGGCTAAGCAACGCTTCGTAGACATCTGCAACACGCTAGGGTATGACCACCGAAACATTGCCAACGTGGATATCTGGAACTTGCGCGGTAAAACAAGCCCTATGGACAAACTGGCGCCTAAGCTCATCAGACGTGCCAAGGACGCCAACTATATCGCAATCGTGATCGATCCGATTTACAAGGTGCTGACGGGAGATGAGAACAACGCTCATGACATGGCGGACTTTGTGAACCAGTTCGACCGGATAGCCACCGAGCTAGATTGTGCGGTCATTTACGCTCACCACCATTCAAAAGGTGCGCAGGGGGGCAAGTCGTCAATCGACCGTTCGTCAGGATCCGGTGTTTTTGCCCGTGACCCTGACGCAATCCTTGACCTGATCCAGCTACCCATTGATGAGGCAAGATATGACGCGTTGGAAAATAGGACCGCCTGCCGAACGTTTTATCAGACAATCGCCAAATACCGTCCCGACTATCTCAAACAGATCAGCGAAAGCGACATGTTAGACAAGCAACGCATGGGGCATCACGTCATGGTATCCATCAACAGGGCGATACCGAACTATGAGGACGTGCTCAAGGAAAACTCTCAGCGCATGCATCAAGCGGTAGACAACGCACGTAACGAAACAGCATGGAGAGTTGAGGGCACATTGAGAGAATTTCCGAAATTCAAGCCGGTTAACGTCTGGTTCGAGTATCCTATCCACGTCATCGACACCAGCTTGGATGATATCGAGTTGGAAACGGCGGGCGGAGGCCCGGGCAGCAGTAATTGGAAACGGTCAGTTAAAAAGATGAATGAGAAGAAAACGCAGAAAGCACAGGCTGAACTGGAAGAGGCGTTTAACATCATGAGCGAAGATGGTGGACCAATCGAGATCGGACAGGTAGCAGACTACCTGGAAATTTCCAAGAAGAGCGTGTATGGTCGCATAAAAAAGAGTGAAAAATTTGAAGCGTCCGATGGAATGATTTATCCAAAAGGGAACGAAAATGATTTAGAATAATTCTAAGATTAGGGAACTTTTAATTTTTCTTTAATCGTTGTTACCCTCGTTACCCACAGTAACCCACCGAGAGTGGGTAATCGTAACCCACCGTAAGAGGGTAAGAGTGGGTAACAGGGTTAAAATGCCTTGTCCCTAGGCCCGTTACCCTCTATTCCTGAAAGGAAGAGGGTAACGCCTAGGCAAGGGGTGGAAAAATTAGAAAAAATTCTTCAGAGTGGGTAACAACATTGAACGTATGTTTGCGTAGGTATTCGAGAAAATGAATTTTAATTTTTAAGAAGGTAACCGTCCAGTCTTGAGGGTGGTCAGCTGAAGGAAAGAAAGAGGACGGAAGGTATACCATTTTAGGGGGTGGTCAGATGGACTGGAAAGCATTCTTCGCAGATCTAGAAAAGTGGATGCAGGCAAGCAACGTCATGGTGCAACGATACGGAGGTCTGAACGAGAATTATTTTGAGTGGCTAGTGCAGACGTTGAACGTCATTTACGAGAGATATCCAAGCGCACTAGCCAGACGTTTTCTGTTTGACGTTATGGACGTTCAGGAAGAGCAGCTGAAGGAGGTGGTCAAATGAAATTCAAGAAAGTTAACGGCGGTTGCCTGGTGCTGATTGCATTGAGCATTTGGTTCGGTGCCATCTGGCTTTTGTGCCGGTGGTTGGTAGGGGGATGAAAGTTTTAAACTGACGCACAAATCAGAATCACACGCAGAAAAGGAGGAAGAAAAATAATGTTTAAAATCACATGCAGATCATATAGGGACTGGAAAGAATATCCTCTACTTTGTGAGTCTTATCTGGAATTTGAAGCACGGTTTTTTAAAATCGAAAACGGTTTTGTTGCCTTTTGGTTTGAAGACAACGATACTCGAAACCCTGATACTTATATCAATGCTAATGACGTGCTTATAATCGAACGGATTGGAGAGGAAAAGGAATGAAAAAAGAAGCAGAAGTCAAAACATCAATTGGCGAATTAGTAGGTTATTTTGACGGATTTTATCTTATTGACAAAGGAGAAGAAGGAACTTGGCTGACCGAAGAGGAGTACGAAACGGCGAAGTACCCTGAGCTGAATCCGCTTGAGGCAAGGCAGTATGAGATACTGATGCACAAAAGAGATAAGGTTGAGGCACTGATCAAGCTTATGTATGACGTTATCGGATTTGACGAAAAAAGCTTCAAACCGTTTCCTTGCGAAGCGGCTAAAGAACAGTACTACCGTTTAGTCGAAGCAATCGTTAAAGGGGGCTGCAATAAATGGTGAGGGTACAGGCACAATCACATTTCGCGAAGAAAGTGGAGCTTGACGGGTACCGATTCGATTCGCAGAAAGAAGCGGCATTCTATGAGCGATACATTAAGCCGAGCGGCTACAAATTTGAATGTCAAAAGAATTTCGTTTTGATGGATAAATACGAAGGCTTAGGCGTGGTCAATTTAAAGAGGACAGCGTACAGAGCCGACTTCGTGATTTACAACGAGGACAGGAGCATTAAACACGTGTATGACGTTAAGAACGGATTCTCCGATTACGCAATCGATAAAAGAGCCAAGCTCAAATTTGCCATGTTTGCCCGCTTGTATGGTCTGCCGGTCGAAGTGGTAGTCATCAGAACGCATGACTTTAAAACAACTATTACGGGGGCAACCAAAAAGCTGGAGCCGATTATCAGAACCAACGTGAGTTACGATTGGCAGGATATCGTTAAAACGTCATAACGGACGATTAGACTCAATGCTATTTAGAAAGGAACGGTGAGCGTATGAACATTACTGAAGCGGTAAATATGATTCTTAAACGTTATCCCGATTATGGTTATGACGTATTTATAGATTTGAACGAAATCAAGGACGATGATCTGCAAGAAGCGGTACGGTTTATCGCAAGCATGAGAAAATCATACCGCGTGGAACCAAAACGCGTCAGAAAAATTAATCGGGAAACGCTTAAAGATATGATTAAAAAAGGGTATACCTACAAGGGCATCGCCAGAGAAACGGGATTGACAGAATCGACCGTCGGAAGAAAGGTTTCTGATTACGGCTTAAAAAGACTTTATCATCAAATGCACCCTTATGTGTGCCCCCAGGGCATAAGGCCTAGTGTGCACATGATTTGTTTGAACGTTGAAACGGGCGAACAGAAAACGTTTAGTTCTATAAATAAAGCGGAAAAAGCTTTTTGGTTCAGCGAAGGCTACCTTAGGGACAAGACCAAGGGCGGCAGATGTTATATAGAGAACGGTTGGGAGTTCAGGCGGGAGTGATTGAATGCTGCTCACGGATTACTTTTTAAAGGAGATCGAAACGTACAAAAAAGGCCAGGTACGTGAACGGACATACGACAAATACCAGGCTAACTACCGGTTTGTAGCTGAGAATTTTCCAAATTTGATCTTGGAGAAAATGACCGCGGATGACTACCAGCAAATTCTGAACAAGTACGGCGAAACGCGAGAAAAAGCAACGATTACCGATTTTCATCACCAATTAGCATGGGCACTTAAACGAGCGTATAACATTGACGGGTTGTTAAAACGTGACGTAACTTTTGACGCTAAAATTCCCCAAGGTAAAAAGCCGAGCGAGAAAAAGCAGAAGTTTATGGAAATCGAAGACATGAAAAAGTTGATCCAAGAACTTAAGCATGAAAACACGCCCGAAGCGAATTTTTTTCTGATTTTGTTAAAGACCGGTTTGAGATTTGCCGAAGCGTTGGGTATTACGCTTAATGATATCGATTTTAAAAAGAAGACAGTAAGCATAAATAAAACGCTGAACTACAAAGGGAGCCGGAAAGGGGCCAGAGCTTTTGGCCCGACTAAAAACAAATATTCGATTAGAACGATCGTTGTAGATGATACGGTTTTGTATATGTTGTGGAAAAATGCAAAGGGCGCTGATCCGGATGAAAGCATTTTTTTCAGGCTTAAGGGTTTTCAATATAATTCGACACTCAACAACAAACTTAAGCGAGCTTGCCGAAAAGCGGGGGTGCCTGAGATTACATTGCATATCCTGAGGCATGAGCACGCAACATATTTGGTGTCGCAAGGAATCAGCAGCATGGCGGTGGCTGAGCGGTTGGGGCATGCAGACGATTCTGTTACAAGAGCCGTGTATATCCATCGGTTAGAAACGGAAAGGGCGCGGGACAATAAAGAAATACTACAAAAGATTGCGAATTTGTGAGGTGGGATAATGGTTAAATTTGATGTTAAAACTGTAAATGGTTTGTTGGGAATCGATGATGCATTCAAGGCACCTGGTAGACTGATGGAGATTTTGCTCGAAAGAGAAGAACGCGAAAAACTTTTTAGAAACTTTCTAAAAATAGACACCAATTTAGAGTACGACTGGTTTCATGAGTATTTTGAAACTGAACAAGCTGAAAGGAAATCAAAGAAGCAGGATTTTACGCCTAATACGATTGCTAAACTGGCAAATGCGATCGCTTGCGAACCGGGGCAGACTGATTATTATGAGATGGCAGCAGGCACCGGGGGAATGATGATAGCCCGTTGGGTCTATAATGTCAAAGAAGATCCGGCATTTGAACACAAAAGAAAAGACAGCATGGTTAACGATGTTCTAACGTCTAGCATTTTCACGTATGATCCACAAGCGTATTGGTATCATCTTGAAGAGCTGTCAGACAGGGCGATTCCGTTCTTGTTATTTAACGCGGCTATCAGGGGCATAAATGGGGTGGTCATTCAGTGCGATTCCTTGAGCAGAAGAGCCAAACGGGCATTTTACGTAAAGAGTGACAACAAAGATTTTCTGGCGTTTTCCAATATTTTAGAAGTTCCTAAAACTGATGATTTTGCGAAATTCTTAGATGTGGAATGGAATTTAGATGAGGAGTGAAGAAATGAAAATTGAAAAGATTGATAGTTATCCGCCGCTGACGACAGACGAGCAGGAAACCATCCTTGCCTGGGACGCAAAGGAACGAGCATGGCATGTATGCACTGACTACCCAGCACATGCAAGGAAGTATGAAGCAGCGCTTGACGAGTTCAAACCCGTCAAGAAAGGCTACCGAGACGGGGCATTGGTTATGATTGACGGGTATCTGGACAAAAGCACATATACGGTCCGGATTGGAAAGAAGCGCCGTTACTCTGATGAACAAAGAGCCAAAATGGCAGAACGACTTAAGATTGCGAGGAAGAAAAAATGAGTAACACGATGTTTGGAGAGGTAGTATCGGAGTTTGATGATTGCGTAGTTATCGACCGCAAAGGCATTCCGGTCTGGTTAACTAAGGAAGAATTTGAAATAATCAAGCTTCCCAAGCTCAACGAAGACGAACGGAAATATTATGACGAAGTAAAGAGAGTGAATAATGGCGATAAAAGAGGAATGGTATCACATGTAAATTTCGACATTATGAATTTGGGTTTGGGTTTTACGTACGAGAGCTATTACAGAATTATCGAAGCAATCGTTAAAGGCGGCTATAATCATTAATAAGGCGTGGGAGTTTAAGTAGGGAGTGATGCTATGCGCACTATATCGACAGACAACGAGTTTCGGCAAAACAAAGCGTTTTTGATTCGTTATCGAATTTTAAACGAGAAAATCGAAAGACTGGAAAACAAGCTGGCGCAGATAGATGAGGATATGGCGGCGCTCAAATCGCCTAAGCTGACCAGTGAACCTAAAGCGTCGGTACGTATCACGCTTGACGATAAGCTGATACAACATGATGAACTGGAAGAGAAGATCAATACGCTGCTAAAACACATGCGCCGGATCAGATGCGAGATTACACAGTGCATCGATGCGTTGGATAATCAACGTCAAGCCGAGGTACTGGACCGGTACTATATCGGCGGTATACCCCTTGAGGGAATTGCATACGAAATGAATTACACGCTGAGCTACATTACGAAACTGTACATCAACGGTACGAAGTCAATCGTTATAAAGTAGTGTATAATCAGTGTACAATCGGTAATATTAGAATCATGCTAAAGTGTAAAGTGTTAAAAAGTACGGAGTTGTCCGTACTCTTTTTATTTTATTTTTAGTTTAGAAAGAGAGGCGGTGGTATATGTGACTGAAAAGAAGAAGCTAACAAACAAACAACTAACCTTTATCGACGCTTATTTGGGCGAAGCCAAGATGAACTCGGTCCAAGCTGCACGAATTGCCGGTTATAAAAATCCTAAAGTGCAAGGCGCCGAATGTTTGCGAAAACTTAGACCGTGGATAGACAAAGCCATGAATGAACGTCATACCGAAGCCATCGCAACTCAAAAAGAAGTACAAGAGTTTTTTACGTCTGTTTTGCGTGGTGAGGTTAAAGAAGAGGTCGTGTCAAGCAATGGCTTGGTTTTAGAAGTACCGGCAAGCACTAAAGACCGGCTCAAAGCGGCTGAGTGCATGGGCAGGGCATACGGCATGTTTACCGAACGCAAGGAAATCAGCGGTACTATGGATATCAACATCGGGGTTGGTGACTATGACGACGATTAATCTCAATTTTCCGGAACCCGCTAAAGTCTTTAATCGTCAGATATACGATAGCCTTTTTGATTACAGTCATTTTATCGAGGTTTGGTATGGCGGCGCCAGTTCAGGCAAATCGCATGGCGTCGTTCAGAAGGTCGTACTCAAAGCACTCAAGAAATGGCCATATCCACGCAAGATACTGTGGTTACGCAAGGTTGACCGCACGATCAAGGATTCAATTTTTGCCGACGTTTTAGACTGTCTGTCAACATGGCGGCTGCTGCCACTCTGCAAAGTAAATAAGTCAGACCGCACGATTAATTTACCTAATGGTGCGGTTTTTCTATTTAAAGGAATGGACGACCCGGAAAAAATTAAGTCCATTAAAGGCTTGTCAGATGTGGTTATGGAAGAAGCATCCGAATTTACGCTTGATGATTATACACAGCTGACGTTGCGTTTGCGTGAACCCAAGCACAAGAACAGGCAACTGTTTTGTATGTTTAACCCGGTGTCAAAGGTTAACTGGACGTACAAGCAATGGTTTGCACCTGATAGCGTATACGACCACAACCGTGTTGCCGTGCATCATAGCACGTACAAGGATAACCGTTTTCTTGACGCAGACAACATCGCAACTATCGAGGCACTTAAACGCACTAACCCAGCTTACTACAAGATTTACACGCTAGGTGAGTTTGCGACGCTTGACAAGCTTGTTTTCCCAACGTTTGAGCGCAGGCGCTTGCATCCTGACAAGCTGACGCAGTACCCGTCGTTGTTTGGTCTTGACTTTGGTTATATCAATGATCCGTCGGTTTTTATCCATGTTAAAGCAGATGTCAAAGGCAAACGGTTATACGTGCTTGAGGAGTACGCAAAAAAAGGCATGCTTAACAACGAGATAGCCGAGATTATCAAGCGGCTAGGTTATAGCAAGGAAATCATCACGGCTGATGCTGCTGAAAAGAAATCCATTGCCGAAATCAAGCGGTGTGGAATTGCTAGAATCAAGCCGGCAAAGAAAGGCCCCGATAGTATTATCCAAGGCATCGGCTTTCTGCAACAATTTGAGTGGATAGTCGATGATCGGTGCGTCAAGACAATCGAAGAACTGGAAAACTACACGTACCAGAAAGACCGACAGACAAACGAGTATATCAACAAACCGGTTGACAGTTATAACCACTGTATCGACGCCATCCGGTATGCGGTAGAACCGATAAACGGCAGCGGGGCGCCTAAAGCAGTAGGTATGCGCAATATTTTTATTTAGGAGGTGAGAGAATGGCAGAATTATACAGATTAGAAAACGGCATTTTGATTTATCCACAGAATGTGGAAATCACGCCCGCAGTTATCCACAATGCGGTATATGGTGCCGGTGTCTTAGGCAGTGCAGCAACGGGTTTGACGGATTACAAGGCCAAAATGCGCATGTACCTTGGCGATCATGACATCTTGCATAAGCCGGCTGATATGCAGCGCACGGGTCCGGATAACAGGTTGGTCGCAAACGTGGCCAACTACCTTGTTGACACGTACAACGGCTATTTTATGGGCATTCCGCCAAAGATTACGTTAGATAACGAGCAGCAGAATGGTTGGCTGCAAGACTGGAACGATACTAATTCGATGCAGGATAAGTTGAACGAGATCAGCAAGCAATGCGATATTTATGGCCGTTCGTATGCTCTCGTTTATCAAGATGAGGATGGTTATACGTGTTTGACGGTCATTCCACCAACCGACGGCGTGATGATCTATGACGACACGATTAATCATAGTCGGCTTGCTTTCGTTCGTCATTGGTCAACGCAGGGCGACCAAGGCACACAGAATATGGCCGAGGTGTACACGGCAGACACCATTACCACGTACAGTGATACCCGCATGATTGATGAACGGCCAAACATTTACGGTGTTGTGCCGGCAGTTGAGTTTTTCGATAACGAGGAGCGTCTCGGTCTGTGCGACAACGTGGCAACGCTGATCAACGAGCTTAACGACACGCTTTCAAGCAAGCAGAATCAGATTGAATATTTTGACAATGCTTATTTATCGGTGTTAGGGCTTAACCTGGACGCAGACGGTGACGGTTTGCCGGATATCGATCTTCAGACGCAGCGCATGATCTACAGTCCCGATGCCGACGCGGTAAACGCAAAGATCGAGTTTTTGTCAAAACCCGATGCCGACGGTATGCAGGAACATCAAATCGACAGGCTGACCAACTTGATCTACCAGATTGCCAAGGTGCCGAATCCCAACGATGACAGTTTCTCAGGCAACGCAAGCGGTGTGGCCATGCAGTACAAGATGTTGTCAATGCAGAATATGGCGGCGTCAAAGGAACGCAAATTCACTCGTTCGTTGCGCAAGTTGTATCGGGCGGTCTTCAGCTTGACGAACTGGCCCGATGCATGGCGTGACCTCAAATTCAAATTTAATCGTAACTTGCCTAACAACCTATCAGAGGAAGTCACGGACGCTAAGAACCTTGAGGGCGTGGTCAGCAAAGAAACTCAGCTGTCTGTTTTGTCAATCGTCGATGACCCTAAGACAGAAATCGACCGCATGGATAAGGAAGATGAACAGAAAATGCAGACGGCCATTAATGTTGTTGATATGCAGCGTGGCCAAGACGTAGGCGGTGACGATGATGAGCAACAAAACGTACTGGAACAACAGAGATAAAGAACGCTTTGAGTATATCCGCCAGAATTTAGCTGATGACAAGGCCTTTAACGCGAGCCTTGAGAAGTACTATCAGCGTACGATCGACGCAATTAACAAGGATATCCAAAGCGAACTGCAAAGCTTTGCTGCCCGCGACGGGGTGAGCCTAGTCGAAGCACGCAAAAAGGTATCTAAGGCTGATATAAGACAGTTTGAGGCAGAGGCAAAAAAGGTAGTTAAAGAAGCCGACCAAATGCGTAAAAAGGGCAAACGTGTAGGCTACTCCGACTTCTCGGATGAAGTCAACGAACGCATGAGATTGTACAACGTGACCATGCGGATTAATCGGCTTGAATATCTGAAGTCGCTTATAGGTGTGCGTCTGATTGAACTAGGCGTAGATATCAACGCTGAACTCAACGTCAAGCTTGACGAGGACACGCGCAATGAATTTGAGCGCCAGTCGGGTATCTTGGCTGGTGCCGGTATGGCCGACGCTATGGATTGGTGGACGGAAGAAAACGTACAAAAGATTGTCATGAGCAGCACACGCAGTGCCAACTTCTCAACTCGAATTTGGTCAAACGTCGATGTTCTCAAATCGGAGCTTGAAAAGCAGCTGTCAAGGGTGCTGATCAGCGGCGAGAACCCGAAAGCGACCGCTAAAGAGTTCTATAAGCATATGGTTAAGGGCGTCAGCAACACGCGAGCGGCTGCAGAAAGAATAGCACGCACCGAATCAGCGCGCTGTCAAACGCAAGCTACTTTAGAATCGTTCAAAGAATACGATGTGAAGTACTGCAGATGGATTGCCGAACCGAGGGCGTGCGTTGTGTGCAAAGAAATTGCATCCCACAGTAGCGGTCATGGTAGGGGCGTATATCCTGTCAAGGACGTGCCCACGTTACCACAACATCCTAACTGCCGGTGTGCACTGTCTGCCCACTGGGTAGATGAAAAGAGTAATGCTGAAGTAGCTAGATTAAAGAGAAAGAAAAATACTGAAAAGCGAGTTACTATTAATAAAGAAAAACAACGTAAACTAACAGCTGAATTCAGAAAGAGCGGTGGCAAGGTTTGGCAGGACGCTGAAGCAGAAGCTTATTTAAAAAAGAAAGGGGCAAATGCCATTGCGCTAAGTGAAGATCTTATAGCATTAAAAAACAAACCAACTATAAGTGAAGTTTTAGAAGAACTTTATCATGTTAAGCAATTTAGAGATGGCAAGATAGATTTAACAAATGTTTCTAGATATAAGGCTGAAATTGAAGCCCAAAATTATTTATTATCAGTAAAAAAGTTATATAATATACCTAAAGAAGAAATTTTAGAAACTAAGGCTAATTTGCAATACTGGAAGGAGAGATTGAAAAATGAAAAAAATAGAAATTATTAATAAATTTTCAGCTCCTAAAAGCACAGTTTTAATCACTAACGAAGAATTGCCTGAAGAAATATGGATTGGCGATAAAGCAAAAATTAATGGTGAAACATATACTATTACAGGTGTACCTATTTCAGATAGAAATACATTTGTAGTAGACAAAACTGATAAAATAAATGTAGGTCAAATTGTTAATTTTTACAAAGCTTAAGCATTCACATAAATAATGTGGGTGCTATTTTTATGCCCTTTTTCCGAGTTGCAGGGCCAAAAGAACAACCGAGACTACAGGCTCCCAGGCCTTAAAACGCGAGGTACATCATGGATAACGATGCAACAGTAACAGATGAAACAGTAGCTGACGTAAAGACAACGGCAACTTCTCCGGAACAGACGGCTGACGAGCCGAAAAAGACTGAACCGGAACAGAAGAAAGTTGACGCCGATGAGATTGTTAAAAAGCTTCAAAAGCGCATTGGAGCGGAACAATCAAAGAAGAACAGTTACAAAGAACAGCTGGACAACGCTTTGAAGGAAATCGAAAAGCTTAAGTCCGGCAAATCGGTTAAAACGCTGTCTGACGAAGACAAGGCCAAAAAAGACGTTGATGAAAAGGACAAGGAAATCGCGGCTTTAAAAAGCCAGATCGCCCGCAGACAAACACTTGATGATACTGATCAGGTCTTGCGAGAAAACGGGTTGATTGTTCCTTCAAACGTCTTGAATTTCCTTGTTTCTGACGACGCAGACAACACTTATTCAAACGTCAAGGCCTTTATCGACTACACGGAAACAGTCAAGGATTCCGTGCGTGAAGAATTTAAGAAAGGCAGAACGCCAAGGGTCTCCGGTACAACGGCAAAGGCCGTCAGTCAACAAGATTTTGACGGCATGACGCAAAAAGAGCGCGTCGCTTTGTTCCATACAGACCCCGAACTATTTAGAAAACTAACTACTACTGGAGGTAGATAACCATGGCTGATACGATTACTCAAGTTGCGGACCTCATCAATCCTGAGGTTAACGCTCCGATCATTTCTTATGCGCTCGAAAAAGCTTTACGCTTTACACCACTTGCAAAAGTAGACACCACGCTTGAAAACTCTCCCGGCAACACACTTAAGATGCCGAAGTTTACCTACATTGGCGATGCCAAGGACGTTGCCGAAGGTGCGGCAATCCCGTTGGATAAGCTTGGCACAAAGACGACATCCGTTACCGTCAAGAAAGCCGCCAAAGGTACGCAAATCACCGATGAAGCGGTACTTAACGGTTATGGTGATCCGGTCGGTGAATCCAACAATCAGCTTGCGCTCGCCTTGGCTAACAAGATTGACGATGATTTACTTGCAGCCGCTAAGGCAGGCAAACAGAAAACAACAATCGAGGCTACCGTAGATGGTTTACTTGACGCAATCAACACTTTTACCGACGATTCGGACGAATCCCCGCTTGTTTTGGTAACATCGCCTAAAGTTGTAACCGCAATCCTCCGAGACGCACAAAAGAACCAAATCGGCTCGGATATCGGCGCAGATGCCGTTATCCACAACACCAAGTACACCGTAGAGGGCGTGCAACTTGTGGCTACAAACAAACTGGGCGCAACTGAAGGTATTTTGCTTAAGGTTAACCCTGCAACACCGCCTTTGAAGCTGATTATGAAGCGTGGTGTACAAGTGGAAACAGACCGTAACATCATCAACAAGACAACGGTCATCACGGCTGATGAACACTATGCAGCATACCTTTACGATGATTCTAAAGTGGTGGTTGTGACTTTCAAAGCGGCAGCGACCGGAACACCGCAAGTGTAGGAGGCTAGGCAATGGACAACGTGATCGATTTAACGGAACTTAAGACCATGCTAGGCTTGGCTGATGACACCCGCGACGCGTTGCTCAATCTCATCATTAAAACTACCGTGCAAGCCTTGCGCTTTAAGCTCGCCCTTTCTAGTGCTGATATGTTTCCAAGTGATTTGAGTTATATCGCCCTTGAAGTATGCGTCAAGCGGTTTAACCGCCTTAAAAACGAGGGCATGACGTCGTATGCGCAGGAAGGGGAATCAATCACGTTCAATAGCAACGATTTTGACGATTTTCAAGAAGACATAAACGCGTGGAAAGAACGCAATGGTAAGAATGCGCAGACACTTGGTCGAGGGTGCTTCTTCGACCCTTATAAAAAGCGAGGTGAGTAGCGATGAGATTTGAGTCAACGGTCAAGTTTTGGTCTGAATCGGAAGAACATTACGTGCCGGGTGTAGGGTATGAGGGTGGTGTAACTCTTGTTGCTACTACACCGGCAAACATAACTGATGTAGGCACTAACCGCAGCGCTGAAGTGTTTGGCAACGTCAAGGCCGCAAACAAAGTGGTACGCTTGCTTAGTCCGGTCGTTTTCGAGTGGTCGTATCTGACGATTGATGATGGCACTAAACACTACAAAGCGGTTACGTCACGCGATTTGTCACATGGCGCAACGTTGATAGTAGGTGATGTTAATGGGTAGAGTAACGATTGAATGGGTCGGAACTAAAAAGCTGCAGAAAATGTTGGAGGCGAGCGGTAAAAAAGCCGCAATCCGCAAGGCGGTACGCAAAAACACAATGCAGCTGCATGAACGGGCACTGTCGAATGAACGTAAAGCCTATATCAAAGGCTACTGGACGGGCAACACAGCTCGTCAAACCACCATGTCTATCATGGGGCTTGAAGGACGTGTTACCGTCAACACCAACTACATTAATTATCTGGAAAACGGGACGCGCTTTATGGCAAAAGAACCGGCAATCAAGCCGGCCTTTAACGCTCAAAAGCGTATCTTCAAGGCTGATCTAGAGAAGATTGTGGGGTGGCAGGATAAATGAGCCCTGAACAAGAACTATATGACTACTTCTATGCCGAATGCTTGAAACTAAGGCCTAAAAGCACGTTCGACTATTTGCCGGGCGAAAAGGAAAAGGTAGACTACCCTATAATTTGTGTGGGCAACGTTAGCACGCTTTCAAGTGCTACTAAAATGCGAATTGGCGGTACGTATACGATTGATATTGACGTATGGGGCACGCGCAAACAGCGCATTGATGTAGCAGAACTGGCGGACAAGATCTACAGTCTGATCAAGCCCGGCATCATCAAGACGGCGAACTATCAGTTTTACGCTTATTTCGGCAATCAGAACAAGCAGCTAAGCATGGATACGAGCGTACCCAATACGGTTTACCACCGCGGGGCATTAACGCTTGAATTGAAACAATTCTAAATTGAAAGGATTTGATTAAACATGGCAAATGATTTGAAGATTTTGCAAGGTTTCGATGGTATCGTCATGGTACGTGACCTTGCAAAAGCAAAAACGGAAGACGCTAAAATGGTGCCTTATCTGACATCAACGGATTTTGAGTTGTCACGCGACAGTGACTCGACCGCTACAAAGTCGGGCAACGTCGCTAAAGTAGGCGGTCTTGAAACGAGTTTTAGTTTTGAAACACTGGATAGTACGTCAGAAACACTTGATTTACTGCATAAGTCTTTGGTAGATAAGACAACGCTTGAATTTTGGTTTGTCAAACTCGGTATGCTCGGCACTGACGGCCAAAAAGTGTTTGCGCACTATATGCGTGGGCGTATTTCCAAGGACAGTGAATCGGGCGACCCGGATGATAACGGAACAAGAGAATTTGAAGTTGCGGTTGATGGTGAACCAAAGGATGGCTACACCAAGATTCCTGACGGCTTGCGTGAGCAAATCAACTACATCTTCCAAGGTTTGCTCAAGAACGACGGTACGAATGGCGAAGACGGTTCGGGTGCCGCTTAGCAAGAAGTAGATAAATGGCATAAGGGCGCTTTTAGGCGCTCTTTTTTTAGTAAGGAGATAGAAAAACATGGAATTAAAAATTAATGGTCATAACGTAGCTCTGGTTTTTGGCATGGCGTTTGTGCGCGAACTTAATCATCTTGCCGGCGTTGCGACGAAAGAAGGCATCAATTTAGGCATGGCTTTGCAGACAACAATCCCCAGTTTGATTGGTGCTGATCCAGTCGCGATTGCAAACGTGATTTATGCGGCAACCGCACACGTCAAGACCGGCAGACCAACGCAAGAAGACGTTGACGCCTACTTGGAAAACGAAGTAGAAGACTGGGACAAACTCGCAGAAAAGCTTGTTGCGGAACTCGAAAAGTCGAACGTGACAAAGCGCCCTTTACAGGCGATGAAAGCAGCAGCAGAAAATCAAGGCTGACGCCTGAGCAGGAGTATTACGATATCCAGTTAAACTGCATAGCGTATCTGGGCATTACTGATTTTGACGATATTGAACGCATGACCTTGCGTGAATATCAAATTAGAATGGAAGCTTACCAGCTGAAAGAAATAGCCACGCAGCAACACTTATGGCAGCTTGCGTTTTATACCCGTGACGCCAAAAGCAATAACGGCAAGCGGTATAAATTCAAAGGCTTCGATGAAGTGTTTGACGTTGATAAGGCCATTGATAGTGTGCGCAGCCACTATGAAGATTGGTACACGTCGGACAGACTGGAGCGTATCAACGTGGCCAAGCAGATACAACAAAGGCAAAAGGAATGGGAATTAAAACACAGAAAGGAGGACAAGCAATGACAGAAGTAGGTTTAACGGCCGTTTTGAGGGCATATGACAACGGTTTTAGTAAAGGTTTGAGCAACGCCCGCAAAGGTTTGGAAGGGCTGACCACCGCGACAAATCACACGGGCATGAGCGCAATTAAATTCGGCGCCCTGTTTGGCGTTGCAAGCAAGGTTGCCAGCTCTGCTTTAGGCGTGGTCAAGGACAGCTTAGGCGGTGCGATCAGCCGATTTGACACGCTCAATAAATATCCCGTCGTTATGAAGGCGTTAGGATATAGTACACGTGACGTCGCCAAATCTTCAAAAATTCTTCAAAAAGGAATTGACGGGTTGCCGACCTCGCTTGACGAAATTACGGCCAGCGCTCAGCAACTGGGACCGTTGACCGGTTCGGCTAAAAAAGCGGCTCAATCAGCCGTGGCACTCAATAACGCCTTTTTGGCAAGCGGTGCTTCAACCGCAGACGCAAGCCGTGGTTTGATCCAGTATACGCAAATGTTATCGACTGGTAAGGTCGATTTGATGTCGTATCGAACATTGATGGAAACGATGCCGATTGCTTTGCGCAAAGTGGCCAACGCCTTCGGCTTCACGGGCAAATCAGCGGAGCAAGATTTATACGCGGCACTGAAAGATGGCTCGATCACGATTGACCAGCTGAATGATAAATTCATTGAGCTGAACGGAGCTCAAAATGGATTTGCAGAATTGGCCCGCAAGAACAGTGCCGGAATTGGCACTTCGTTTGCCAACCTTAAGGCATCTGTTGTTAAAAACCTAGCTAACATGATTACCTACATCAATGACGGCTTTGCAAAAGCGGGCTTTGGCTCGATTGCGCAACAGTTAGATAACCTCAAATACACGATTAATGACGCATTTACGGCAATTGGCCCTGTCGTATCTAAGGGCACTGAGGTAGCTTTACAGTATCTCAAGCAAGAGCTGCCGACGATTAAGAAGGTATGCAGCGACGTTAAAAGCTCGCTCATGTCTTTCTTCCAATTTCTGGAGGACCATAAAGACGGTGTAAGGGCGACCGCCAAGGCTTTGCTTTACTTATGGGCGGCAATCAAGGCCGGATCTGCCACGGTCAAGACGATAACCACAATCTCGACCGGTTGGAAGACGTTTTTAAAGGTCATTTCCAAAATTGGCGTGATTGTGGGCGTGGTAAGCGACGCATTCAGCACGCTTGCAATCGGTGCTATGTACGTAGGCGACGCTATAACGGGCATTGCCAGTGCAATTGGTGCGGTTATCGCGGCGGCAAATCCGATTACGCTTGTTGTGGTTGCCATCGGTGCGGTAGTGGCTGCTTTGGTGGTCTTCTTCACCAAAACAAAACTCGGCCGAAAGTTATGGGGCGAGTTTACGGACTTTCTCGGAAACGCCTGGAGCAAACTTAAAGAGTTGGCATCGTCAGCATGGGATGCAATTACAGACAAAGTATCTCAGGCGGCCGATGCGGTTAAAAACGCTTGGAGCGGTATTAAAGACTGGTTCGGCAGTATTTGGAGCGGCATCAAAGACGTGGCCAGCTCAGCTGTTCAAGGGATTGAAGACGCATGGAACGGCGTAAAACAGTGGTTCAGTAACCTATGGCAATCGATTGTTGACGCGGTTTCTCCGTACTGGCAATCATTCTTGACCTCAATTCAACCGGTAATCGACGCGTTTAAAAACCTATGGGATGCGCTCAAAGAGTTTTTTCAAACCTTATGGGACGCTATCACAAGTGCGGCTCAAGCCGTGTGGAGTGGATTCGTGACTAACGTTATAAATCCGGTTGTTGAGGGCGTCAAGTCAGCCTGGCAAGGCATCAGCGACTTCTTCAGCAACTTATGGCAGACTATCACCGGCTTTGCATCCACAGTTTGGAACGGCTTTGTAACAACTGTCGTAACACCCGTTGTCGAGTTCTTTAAGTCTGTTTGGTCAGGTATAACTGACTTCTTCAGTGGATTGTGGCAAGGGATTGTTTCTTTTGCGTCTTCCGTATGGAGCGGTTTTGTCAATACGGTAGTAACACCGGTTGTAAATGGTGTAAAGTCTGCATGGTCCGGCATTACCGGGTGGTGGTCCGGTTTCTGGAGCGGCATCAAAGACTTCGCGTCCAACATCTGGAATGCAATCAAAGCCGTCATCAGCGTAGCTATCAATGCGGTCAAAACCGTCATCAGCGGAGTGCTTAACGGAATTAAAGCAATTTGGAACGGCGTTTGGAACGGTATCAAATCGATTGCGTCGGGTGTTTGGAACGGCATTATATCGATTGTATCGTCATGTATCAATGCGGTCGCGAACATCATCAGAGCGGTTACCAACGCAATTAAAGGCAACTGGAAAGCTGCATGGAATAACGTCAAATCAGCGTTCAGTGGCATTTGGCACTCTTTAAGCGGTGTTGTTCGTGGTGCCTTCGGCGGTGTCATAAGCGCCATCAGCAGTGGCATGGGCAGAGCCATTAACGCCGTAAGAAGTCGTGCCAGCTCACTGTTCAGTGCCGGTCGAAACTTCGTTATGGGTTTTGTCAAAGGTATCAGAGGCGCGATTGGCAGTGCGGTTTCTGCCGCCGCTCACATGGCAAAATCAGCGCTTAAAGCAGCCAAATCAGCATTGGGCATTCACTCACCGTCACGCGTCATGCGTGATCAGGTCGGCTACTACACGGTTGCCGGTTTTGCCAACGGTTTGACGGGCAACAAGGACATGGTAGCCAAAGCGGCTCAAACACTAGCGGATTGTGCGGTAGTCAAACCGGCCAGCGACTGGTCAGCATTGGCAACGGACGGATTCAACACTGCATTTGCTCAAGCATATAACGCAGACGTCAACATGCACAGTGCGATTACCGTGGAAGTTCCCGTTAACCTTGACGGCAAGACGATTGCCAAGATTACGGCTCAACCACTGGAAGACGAGCTTAATCGCAGACAGGCGCGTAGTCAGCGTTTGTACGGCAATAGATAGGGGTGATGATTTTGTACGATTTTATCGATTTAAATAGTCACGATATGGCAGGCGATACATGGCTATCACCTGAGGCGGTAACGGTGGATGGCGTAACGCTCGACCAGGCGATTCCGGAATTTACCACGCTACAGGTCACGGGGCGTGAATTGGTCGGTTATAGCCTAACTACCGTGACAGTCGGCAATCAAGACGGTTCAACATTGCAGAAAAAGCGCAGAGAACCACGTAAAATCACGGTCAAATATCAGATTGACGCAGAAACACCGCAACGCTTCAGGGAAATCTACTACAAGCTCAATCAGATTTTGAGCGGAGAAAACAAAAAAATCAGCTTTGCCGATGATCTGGATAAATATTTTGTCGGTACACTTTCCGATGCGGACATACCGGAAGGCGGCAGACTATCAGTCATTTCAAGTTTTGAATTTACGTGCTTTGATCCATACGCATACGCCAACAAAGAGGACGTTTTTACGTTTGGCGAGCAGACGACCACACAACAAATAAGCGTAGATATGGCTGACAAGGTAGCAGGCAAAACATCACCCGTGCCGCATGCAATCTATAAAGGCCATGTGCTAGGAGATGGGGCAATTGAGCCACCTAGCTACTATACACAAGAGCTAACTCAGCTCGAGTATGGCTATCTTGGCAGCTTAAATGGGCGTTGCGCATCAAGCATTGCTGAAAGCGAGTATGATAACTCGCTAGGCAATTTTCAGCTATATGCAAATGAGAGCGGCGGGTTAGACAGTATCAAGATCGAGGGCGACAAGCTCAAAATCAAGGGCTGGCATGTGGATAACTCGTCAGTGTGGCGCAAGTATGCTTATATCATAGTGACCGACGAGGATAGCAACCACCACGAATACAGTCGGCTTAAAGTTACGCTTACTGCCCGTCCGGATATCCAAAAGTCACACTCGAACATAGCTGGAAGTGGTACGTGTGGGTTTGAAGGGAGCTTGCCTTGGACTAATGACATGGCCAACAAGCGGTTGAGGGTGCGCTTGAGATACACCAATGACGCCGCGGGCAATGGCAACTATTGCGACTGGTCAACAATCGTAAGGCCGCAGAATTTGTGGCGCTATCAGGTACCGCATTTCGTGGCCAAGCTGAACGTAGTAGGTGCAATCGAGCAAGCTCAACCCGGCTTCTTTGCCAAATATGGGATTGCCGGTGATGTTGAGCGTTTGAACTGGGTCAAGAACAACATCAGCTCGGCAAACGTCAAGATTTGGGGCTATGGCAGCAACGGCTTTTATGCGCAGGCCTACAAGCCCGCTACCGGTTGGGCAAATGCAGTAAAACACACGCAAAGCAAATCAGCAATGCTTGAGCTTGACTATCAGACGTCTGATGATTTGTTTAGCTATGTAGACGGCAGCGGAAATCTGTACGTGGATACTTACGGCAAATCAAGCACGGGAGAAACAGACATCTGTTTGGACTATATCCAACTGACCATGCTTATCGCAACACCCGTAACCAACTCGCTTAACGTGGTCAACGAAGGCACGCAGCCCGTACCGGTACGTTTTGAGCTTACTAACCACGGAGAAAACGGGTATATCGGCATTGCCAACAGCAAAACGGCTTATCTGCTCGGCAACCCCGACGAGGTGGACGGCAGAACAACCGTTAAATCGCAATGGATTGTGCAGCGTGATGATAACCCTGACCACGGGCTTAGACAGTGGACCATCAACGCAGGTGTGCTCAACGACTGGAACGCAAACCCTTTGCAGCAGGGGGCTTTTGAGGACCCGGCCAAAATCAGAGAACAACGTTGGCGCTTGCGTAACGCACAACCTGGTGCAGCTGCTTGGGGCACGGGTCAAGATAGCACCGGAACAACTAAGGGATGGCATGGACCATCAGCAAGCATTGCGTTCCCGACTGACAGTAACATCAAGAATTTTACGGCTCATTTCTACACGCAATTCTTATTTGGCAACATGGCCATGCATGGCTTGCAGCAGTTTAACATCTGGGACGTCAACCGCAACTTGTTAGTGTCAATCCAATTGTGGAAATGGATTAATTGCCACGCATCCCTCAAAATCCGCGTGGGTGATCATTGGATTTTAACCGATGAGAACAACGCCAAATGGGATAACTTTTTCGGCCAAATCAACGTCCAAAGAATCGGAAGCACGTATACCATTACGCTCGAATCAATCGAAGGAAGCAACCGTAACAAGCAGGTAATCAGCTACACTGATACGGTATCGGGTGCTAAATTAGCGGGCGGAATGACGTACTGGAAAGCGATTTTTCAAGATAATGGCTCTAAGGTCATGTGGAATGACTTATATGACTTTTGGATTAGAAAAGACAACGTAGAAACGTATACCAATATTCCTAATATTTTAAAAGAAGGCGATAAGCTGGTAATTACCGGTGACAAAGGCAAAGTGACCACAAAGCTTAACGGTGGATCAGCGCTCAAGTATCAAGATATCGGTAGTCAGCCTATCATGGTCAATCCGGGCAATAACCACATCACTTTTGCCTACTCAAATTTCGCTGACAGACCGGACGTGACCGCCTATATCAGACGTAAATATTTATAAGAAAGGAGCGATAAGACGTGCAGATTTATGTATTAAACAGAGCGAGAGAAACACTGGCTACCACCAGTGGAATTTACGATGACAAGCACACGCTCACGCTTGATGCGGGGTCAAGCTCATACGAATTTAAAATCAGCAAGAGTGACGAAGCCAGTCAGTATATGGATAGTGGAAACTATATCGTGTTGCAAGACGATGACGGCAAGACGTGGCTTTTTACCGTCTTAGACTATGAGGAAACGCAGTATACAAAGACAGTATATGCAGAAGATGCCGGCATCGAACTGCTGAACAAAGCGTGCGATATCTGGAAAAGCAGCGGTCCGCATAGCTTTGAATACTATTTTAACTTGGTGACAAGCGGCACACCGTGGAAACTCGGCGTCAATCAGCTAGCTGGCCTTGAACGCACACTAAAATATGAGGGGCGAGATACCGGTTTAGGCCGTCTGCTGTCAATCCTCAAGGGATTTGATAACGCTGAATGCACTTTTGACGTTGCCGTCAAGATGAACGCTCCATCTGAGTTTAAAATCAACGTTTATAAGCAGGTCGGCAGTGACCGGTCAGACGTCCAAATGGTATATAGCCACGAACTCAATGACATCGTAAAAAAAGAATCAAGAGCCGAGTTTGTCACGGCGCTTTGTGGTGTAGGCGGAACTATCCAGACCGAAGACGGTCAAGGAAATACGCAAGATGCCGGAAACATCGATTTTGCCGATTTGGAATATAACCACGATGGCTTAGTCACAACTAAAGGCGATAAATTCTTACGTGCGGTTGACGCCAACAAGCGATTTAATCCTGGGCAAGCAACGTATATAGAGGCGTTTTACGAATACGATACGCAATCAGCCAGTGAACTTTTGAACCGCACCGTTACACGGCTCAAAACATATAGCGAACCGCAGTATACGTATACGGCAGATGTCAAGGTTATCGACAGTACGCTTAAAATCGGCGATACGGTAACGATTATCGACCATGACTATAATCCGGCACTTTACTTGTCGGCCAGAGTGGCCAAACTGGAAAAATCGTATACGGACCCGTCGAAAAATGCAATCGAATTTTGCAACTATCGGTTGTTGTCAAGCCGCTTAGCTGACAAGCTGGCACGCTTGCAAACAGTTGTCAACAAACTGCCAAGCGCAAGTCAGGTGGGCAAGTTGGAAAGCAACGTATCTGACTTATCCAAAAAACAAGAAGAGCTGGCGTCGCAGATCACGTCTGCAAACGGCAAAAATACCAACTACTATGGTAAAACGGAGCCGGCAACCCCTAAAAATGGCGATTTGTGGTATAAGAAACTGGAAAACGGCGAAATCGAAATGTATCAGTACCAAGACGGTGTATGGCAGCTGCTAGCGTCAACCGCAGACTTAACCACTGTACAGACCGAGCTTGACCAGGCAAAGGCCGACATGGCACAAGCCAAAACGGATGCTCAAACCGCATATGACGAGGCAATCAAGGCTACAAACACCGCAAACGGAGCTAAAGCGCAGACTGACGAAGCACTCAAACAGGCTAAGCAGGCAAACGACAGTTACACCGCTTTAGCTAAAGAAGTAGCCGACAACAAAACGAGTGTGGATGCTGACGTAGCCGATATACGTAAGGCAATCGACGCCAACAAAGTGAGTGCCGATGCTGACTGGAAACAGGCACAGAAAGATTATGCGTCGGTCAGTGACAAACTGACGGAAACGAACAAAACCGTAACCGATATCAAGACAAGCGTTAGCGGCATCAAAACGACCGTGGCAGACAACACCGGAAAAATCTCCACCATTACGCAGACGGTGGACGGTGTGAAGACGTCGGTAGCCAACGTCCAGGGGGACATCGCAACCATCAAGACCGACGTTTCCGGAACAAAACAGACGGTAGCTAATGCACAGAAAGACATCACATCAATCAAGACATCGGTCAGCGGCGTACAGGCTGACATTACTAACGCCAAGAAAGACATCACGTCGGTCAAGACGGATATCAGCGGCGTCAAAACGTCAGTAGCCAACGCGCAAGGCGACATCACGTCAATCAAAGCTGACGTGAGCGGTGTCAAGACAACCGTGTCGAGCAACACGGGCAAGATAACGCAACTGACCGCTGATGTTAGCGGGGTTAAGTCAAGCGTATCAAGCAAGGTTGATAAAACGACGTACAACAGTTATGTAAATCAGACCGACAAGGCACTGTCCGCCAAACTTACGGCAAGTGACCTTAAGGGGTACGCAAAGACAACTGACCTGGAAGCAAGGGCAGGTAAAATTGAAGCCAGTCTGACGTCACTACAGGGGAGCGTGTCGTATAAAGCGACAACGTTGGTCGACAAGCCTGAATTCTCCGATGGTGATGTAGGCGGATGGGTCTCAGGAGGGAAACCGCCAGTACTATATAAAACAGGTGCCGTTAACGGCTATCTTTACAATATTCAAGGCCAGGACATAGGTGCTGACTTATATTCCAGTGCGTATTGGAAGCCGGTTGCGTCCGGGTCTAAGTGGTATGTAGAAGCGCTAATACCAAATTTTGAATCAGGCAAAAACGTAATTGCCAATGCGTCCCTATACTACATCCGCCCTAGTGATGGCAAGGGGGCATGGTCATTCGTGGATTGTGGAGCAACAGCTATAGCCCCGCAACACTGGGGTTGGATAAAGGGATATGTAACTGTTCCCGACGGTGTTACAAAGGTTAGACCATGCATTTCGATGAAAAGAGCCGACGGAACGAATATCAAAAGCGCCGTCAAGTACTGTCAGTTCACGCTTGTCAATGCTGGTGTGCAGAATCAACTTACCACGCTGTCGGGCAAGATAACCGCAACAAGCGACCGCTTATCTTCCGTTTACACCAAATCGGAAACCGATGCAAAGCTAAAAACGAAAGTAGAACAATCGGCATTAACGCAGACGAGCAACAACTTGTCTGCAAGCATAACCAAAAACTCGAAGATACTGTCAAGTGCCGGTTTAGTCAACGAGAATGCATATATCAACGCAAACCGGATCGCCTTGAACGGTAAAACGTTAATGACCAATGCAACAATCAACGACGCTTTCATCGGCAACGTAAGTGCTAACAAAATCACAACGGGCACGCTCAATGCGGCTAAAGTCAACCTTATCAACGTCAACGCAAGCAATATCTCCACCGGCACGCTCAATGGCATTAAAATCACGTCAACCGGTAAAGACCCAAGCGGCACGTCTAGTACAACTAATATTCAAAGCGGATATATCGATACCAACGTTATCAACTGCAGCGATTATATCTTAGTCGGCAAGGCGGACGCTGATCCACGGAACGAACGGAAAGTACGTGTAAAAGGCGGGGGTGTTTGGCTAGGGTGTCCGGCAAAACTTAATGGGCACACCGGCAACTCAGCAAGCGACTATCAGTACGAATGGCAAGGGTGTATCCGAGCTGGAGGTTGGAACTGGCTTGATGACGTAGTAGAAACCGGACGTGGCACTGGCGAAAGCGGGGTTGAAGTCGGCTATGTATCCGAGCAAAAATTTGGAAGGCCGTACGGCGGCGATTATGTCGCCTTGGGAGAGTACGTCATAAGCAACCCTAGAAAAAATGACAATGACAACGGGGCAAACAATTCAACACTCGATGCTTTTATGTCGTATAGCACCACCACAGGCTACAAGGGCAAAAAAGGTTTGTGGTTTTACAAAGACCCGCAAATCAGTGGTAACCTTCACGTCAAGCCGAATGGTGCTAATCACGGAATCCGCACCGCATGGGTATCATGGTCAGACTGGGGCAGTAATCAAAAGATCCCGTGTATCGTACAGGACACTGACAACTGGGGTGGCATAGCTTTTCCGTCAAACGGGCGAGTAGTGTTGTTCACGCATAGCTACCGCATCAATACGGACGGTTTGCCAAGAGATAAGGCAAGTGTCTACAACGGCTGGGGAAGTTAACAGAAAGGATTGATATAAATGGAAATTAAAAAAACTGTAAATTTAACATACATGGCAGATGACAAATCATTTGCCATGTCAACGGTTCTACAAGGTGACGGAGCAACACCGGTTGTGCAGACGATTGGCTTTGACACGCCGTCTGAATACAAAGATGACGGAACGCCTGTCTACACTAAACCCGATGACGTGATTAAGGAAGCTCAAAAAGAATTTATGGCGGCGGCAATCGCAGAGCAAAAATCGCTATGTAAAGAAAACGGAGTTGACCCAAGCTTGGTAAACAAGGTAGGCGCAGAAAAAGAACAAACGGAGGAAAAATAGCATGAACGAGTTGCAAAGATTAGCTATCGAAATCGCAAACAAGACAATCAAAATTGCAGAGTTGGAAACGGAAAACGAACAACTTAAAGCGGAAATTTCTGCATTAAAGTCCGAAAATGAGGACAAAAACACTGAAAAATAACAGTTAATGCAGAATTTCTTGCATAAACGGGCGGGTGGGTAGGATAAAAGGAGCTGACTATATGTCATTACATGAACTTTACTTTGAGCATTTTGAAAAACTGATTGACAATCCTGTATTTTTCGCATTCTTTCTAATCATTCTAATCGATATTTTGACGGGCTTTTTGAAATCGCTGGTCAATAAAAAGACAGAGTCCGGCAAGGGAATTGGCGGGCTTATCAAGCACTCAACGCTTTTGCTGGTCGTATGTATGCTATATCCGTTTTGCGATATTTACGGAGCAAGTGGCATGGCGGACACGCTGCTTATCTTTTATATCCTATTTTATGCAATCTCGATTGTGGAGAATTTGGGCGAAATGGGTATACCAATTCCAGAGTGGCTTAGGAAGTATATCTATAAACTGTCGGATGAATACAACAAGGGGGGGCGCAAAAGATGAAAAATCGCAAAAATAATGTTCTAAAATGTGCTCTGGGTGCAATTTTCTGCATTACAGCACTTTCACTTTCAACTATATCAGTCAGCGCCGCTAAAGGCGACCAAGGAGTAGATTGGGCAAGATACCAGGGGACGACCGGCAAATGGGGATATGCGCACGATAAGTTTGCCATCTGCCAGATTGGCGGCACCACTGACGGTTGGAACACGTATGATCAGAGTACGTATCGCACACAAGTAGCGGCAACCATCGCTATGGGAAGACGTGCTCATACCTATATTTGGTGGCAAAACGTCACTACTCATCAGCAAGCTGACAAGGTGCTTGACTACTTCTTATCTAGGGTACAAACGCCTAAACAGTCAATCGTGGCTCTTGACGTGGAAAGCGGACAACAGAGCACAAGCACGGTTGACTATGCGCTGAACCGTATCAAGCAAGCCGGCTATACGCCTGTTTTGTACGGATACAAGAGCTACTTGGTTACTCACGTTGATTTGGCAAGCCTTGCTAAAAAATATCCGCTTTGGTTAGCAGAGTATCCGGACTATAACGTAACCACAAAACCTAACTACAATTTTTTTCCATCATACGACAATATCGGGATTTTTCAGTTTACGTCAACTTATGTAGCCAGCGGACTGGACGGGGACGTAGACTTGACCGGCATTACCGACAACGGATATCACAACGGGGACGCAAGCAAACCCGTAAGCAAGCCACAGGCGGTAAAACAAGGCATTGTAGCCGACAACACGTCCAAACAAGATATTTCCACAGGCTACACCGTTAAAGTCAACTTTAGCGCAAAGCGTTGGGCAAGCGGTCAAGCTATCCCGTCATGGGTCAAGGGGCGCATGTATCCGGTCGTACAAACTAATGGCGACAAGGTACTGTTAGGCGGTATCATGAGCTGGATTAAACGTTCAGACGTGGAAATTCTGCAAACCGCAAAGCAAGCAACACAAACAAGCGGTACCTACACAGTGCAAAGTGGTGACGGTTGGTGGTCAATCGCCAACCGTCACGGTATGTCCATGTATACACTAGCGGCGCGCAACGGGCGAACCATCTACAGTATGCTGCACCCAGGCGACAGGCTGACCATCAGCGGTCAGACGTCACATGTCTACACGGTCAAATCAGGCGACACGCTGAGCAGCATCTCCGCTAGACTGGGAGTGTCAGTCGGTACGTTGACCACACGTAACCACATCAGCAATCCGAATTTGATTTTTGTTGGTCAACGATTGAGTTACTGATGTTATAATTAAAGTATGCTCAACAGAGTAAATATATAGAAGAAATTCGTTTACTTTGCTTGTAGCAAGTATTCCGTTCAAACCCCGTATGATGACGATGCGGGGTTATTTTTTTATGCAAAAAATATTTTAAAAAAGTTGCAAAAAGAGTTGCAATATCTAACACAAGTGTTATAATAAGAATGTAAAGAAGTTAAGGAAAACAAAACGAAAGGAAGTTTTAAAAATGATTGAATTGAATGGAGAAAAATATGTAGGTGTTAAAGATGTAAAGGCCAACGAAACAGGCTGGGCGAGAATGGAAGAAGGCAAGTTCTTCTTGGATAACGACTTCACAAATTACGAAGCCGGTCAAGAAGTAAAGGTCAACAAAGACAACGAAATCATCTGGGCCGGCCCTACTCTGGAAGAAAGAGTTAAGGTCCTTGATGAAAAGAAAAAGGCCAAGAAATTGGCTGAAAACGAAAAATTTGTGGGTGCTAAGGTTATCCGCAAAGATGGAATTAAAGGCGTTGCAACAAAGGCAACACTTGAAGGGATTACAGTTAAATTTGAAGATGGAACGTCAAAAAGATGGCAGAAAGATGCCGTTGAAAGCCACCTCGAAAAATAATAAAAAGATGTCAAAATCAGTTGACATCATCTAACACAAGTGTTAGAATTAAGACATAGTTAATAAAGAAGAAATGATCGAAACGGGGTTTAATACCCCGTCTGTACGGAATAGGCGCCGTGCACTGATGAGATAGCCTTAGGAGGAATTAAAATGAAGAAGATTATTAATGGAAAGATGTATAATACCGAAACCGCAACGGAACTCGGAGACTTTTGGAACGGTTTGTCGACAAGTGATTTCCGCAACTTGTCGGAAACGTTGTACCGCAAGAAAAACGGCGAGTTTTTCTTGCACGGTCAAGGGGGCGCGATGACTGAATACAGCCAGCCGGTCGGCGACATGACTGGTGGCGGGGAGAAAATCATCCCGTTCACCGAAGAGCAAGCCAAGCATTGGGTGGAAGAGCATCTTGATGCGGACGAATACATTGAAATTTTTGGAGAACCCGAAGAATAGCAAAGAAAGCAAGTCCCGTTTCTTAGAGGAGCGGGCTTTTGCATTCGAGGAGGAATCATATGAAAAGGAAGCATAAACTCGTACCGCTCGAGCTGCAGAAACGGTACGATAAACTGTTAGGCGTTGTGCCGGAGCTGGAAAAAGTGCATGATATTCAGCAATCATTGGATATCATAAAAGGGTGTACCAACGCCGAGGGTTTTAACGCTCTGGGATATGCGCTAACCAACGTTTTTGAAGGGGCGTGGTTGAAAGACGCCAAAACGATATATGAGTTTGACAAGACGTTGTTTGAGACGTTGAGCGATCAAACCGATTTATCAGTCGCTAGTGACACGCTCAAGCGTTTACCTTTTAAATGCGCATATATCTGTATGCCCGTTAAGCTGACGGGGCCACAAGATACGCCCATGGACGGTTTCTTTGCTTTGAAGAAAGAAGACGTAATCAAGTGCTTGTTCGTGTCCACGGATACCCTGGCTTTTGGTCAGTTGGATATCCATTTGAGCGCCAAAACGTTTGAAGAAAATGAAAAAATAAGTATTGAAGAAGCCCGACGTTATGGCGCTGAGTTTGTCCGCTCGCCAAACAGCGCTACAACGAGAGCATCTAAGCTAGTAGTACAACTGTTACTATATCTGTGTGCTGCTAACGCTGACGTGCAAGAGCGCAGACCATCAACAACGACGGCAAAGAAGACAAGCAAAACAACTGATAAGCGCCCAGTCCGACACTGGGATGTTGGGGTACGTGTAGGCGCTACAATCAAGCACAACCGTTCATATGCTGCAAAAACGCAGCGCAAAGGTAGTGAGCATAAACAACACGCCCGCCCTCGCCCACACTTAAGGCGTGGCCACTGGTCGCACTTTTGGACGGGGAAACGAGACAGTGCAGACCGTGAACGGGTTTTGAAATGGATTGAGCCGGTATATATCAACGCGGACACGCCCCATGATCTACC